GGAAGCTGGCGCTGTAGCGGCGCACCTCGCCTTTGCGCAGCCAGGCATCGTCCATGCGTTGTTGCAGGATGCCTTCGGCGCGGGCGAACTGGTAGTTGGCTTTGTCCATCTGGCCGTCCTCGGAAAGCGTTTCAGCGAGCGCGTAGAACTTGAGGTAGTCCGCCAAGAACGCGGGGATGCGATGGCGTAGCCAGAACTCCTCATTCGTCGGGAGATTGCCAGTCGTGTCAGCGATGGCCTCGTAGCAATCGCCGGTGGTGTTGTAGTAAACGATGTCGCCAGCGGAGTAGGCGGTGGAGGCGTTGAAAGCGGTCGCTGTGAAGCGGGGCTGAGGCAGCGAGAACTCCACCCAGACTTGGCCGGAGATGTAGTCCGTATCGGTGATGAGGATGCGGTCTTCGGTGACGACGAAATCCAGCGAGAGTGTGACGCGGCCTTCGTCGGGCTTGATGTCATAAACCTTAAGCACATTCCCAATGGCCTTCTGGCCTGGAGCGAGCAGCGGGATGTAGGGGATGAACTCCTCCGCAGGCGCATTCGTGCTGGTCTCGATGTAGGTCGCGGTCGTGCGGTCGTTCCAAGCGACATCCACGGCGGTGTCGATATTTAGCATATCGCCCGCAGCGGTCGTGGTGACGCGCTTGATGCGCCACACAGGGTCCGCAAATTGCGATCCCTGCAAGGCGCGGCCGATGTAGGAGGTCGTGCCGACATAATCCGACTCATAGGTATAAAGCCCCGGCGCATAGCCCTCGCCCACCGGCGTGCGGGCCTCGGTGAGATAGACATCCGGCCAATCAAAGAAGGTCCAAGCCGTCGCCGCAGCGGTGGTCAAATACTCAGCCAGCGCCGTGGCTTGCGAGGCCATAAGCGGCTGCGCGGGGTCGATGCCCATGCGGGAAATCACGCCATCGCGGACGGTGCGGTAGGGCGTCGCTTTCATTGTGGGCCTCCTTGCTGCAACGCGGGCAGGGTGCCTTGGCGGCCTATCTGGGCGTTTTGCTGTTGTTGAAGCTGGAAGTTAAAACCCTTCATTCGCGCCTCGATCATGTTGCGGAAAATCTCGTCTTGCTGGATGCGTTGTTGCAGGGCGGGGTTGGCTTGGATGATGCCTTGGAGAACTTGGGCGCGGAGCTGGTGGTTCTGCCCTTCGGCGGGAAGTTCGGGCTCGGTGCCTGCGGCGATCTTTGTGAAGGCGAGTTGTTCTTCGTTGGCCTCCATGGCGGCGGCGGGGCCGGGGTCGCGGACGAGGATGTCGGCGAGGTTTGGGTCAACCGCAGCCATGATGAATTTGACGAGCCCGGCGCGGTCGATGACACCGGCGACATCCATTGGGACGATGGCTTGGGAGATATAATTGAGCTTCACGCCGAGGGCTTCGGCGTCGAGGTTCTTGGCGTCCCAATCAATGATGAGGTCGAACTTGCCTTGGATGCTTTCGCGGTCGGCCTGGAAGGGAAGAGCCTGCCCGCCGGAGACGCGGAGGATTTGCACCGGCAGCATGTATTGCTGCATGAGCTGGTAGGTCTGGGTGATGATGGCCTTGAAGTCGCGGAGCCAGCGGTCCACCGTGTGCTGTGTGACCAAGGCGACATAGTTGGGATCGACTCCCTCGCCTGCCATGCCGAAGTATTCGTTGACATCACGGCGCACGGCGCGTTCGATCTCGATGGTGCCTTGGTCGAAGGGCGGCGGTTGCATCCAGCCAAACTCATTCGGGCGGCGCTCGGGGATTTGGACGGCGGGGCCGAGCACGATGTCAAGTTTCCCCCTATTGCTCGGTATGCGCATTGGGGGAAGTATGGCGATCCCGGCGCGATCAGTGCGGTAGTCGCGCTGGGTCTTGATTTCGGCCTGCATCGTCGAAACGATCTCGGGGATGCCTCGGGCTTCGAGGATGCACCGGCTCACACGCTCGCGGGCCAACTCGATGAAGGGATACTCGCCGTGTGAGTAGGGGGAAATCTCCTCCTTGGCGAAGATGTCCACATTCGGGTGCATGACGCGGCACATGACTTTGGTAGCGCCGGTCTTCTCGTCGGTCTCCTTGCTGTAAACATGCCAGATTTCCACCAGGTCGCGGTAGTCTTGCCAGAGGATGCTATCGCGGCGGTTGTGGTTCTGCTGCGAATAGACGGGCCACAGGCTTGCGCCTTTGTAGTTCTTGGCCTTCTCGTAAAATTCGTAGGGGTAGCCTTCGGTGAGCGTGCGTTCCTCCAGCTCCTCGCAAGTCACCATCTCGCGCCGGGCGATCCATGGGGCGCGTTGCAGGTCGTAGGTGGCAGTGGGGAAAATAATGTCGTTGAAAGGCTCCAACGCCGTCCACTCAGGCTTGCTCTCAAAAATGTAGGGCTCGGTGTATTCGACGGTGCCCCCTTCGCGGAGCTTGCGGATATTGGCGGCGGTGCCGGTGCCGGGGGCGAATTGCTCGGCCAGCTCGATAGCCACTTCCTCTTGGAGTGGATCGAGGATTGCGCCGATGAGCATGGCGAGGGGGGAGGCGGGGTCGCCCTGCTCTTGGGCCATAACGATGAGGTCTTCGAGGCTGACGGATTTTTCCTCGATGCGCGTCGTGGTTTTCCAAAACACGCCCATGATGGCGAGGCCGTAGGTGGCGCGGATGTTGAGGGCGAGTTCGAGTTCGCGCCGGAGGTCGGAGGCGCAGTGGGTGAAGAGCATCCACTTCAGCACAGACTCGGCGGCCGTGCGGGACATGGCGTCGGTGGACTCCACCGGCATCATTTGCAGGCGGGCGGCAAAGGTCGAGGTGAGGCAAAGCTGGGTCTCGCGGTTGCAAACAAGATCGGCGAGGCGGATGCGGCTGTCGGCAGCGCCTTCCCAGGGGAAAACATTTTTGCCGTAGTTGCTGGCCCACTTGCGGCCATCCGAGGACTGCCCGTCCCAGAGCGACATGCGGGTGTCGTAGTTGCGGCTGCGCACGGCGGAGAACCAACTGCCATCGGTAGCGGCTTCGGTGAGCTGGCCTACCCAATACTTCGTGTCGCGGTCTGGCTCGTCGTCGTAGGACTTCATGCGATGAAAGAGTTGCCAGAGGCCGCTTTTAATGCGGTTACGGCCAGCGCGTATGAAATGACCAGGGAAACAAACCCCGCCGCAATGCGTGAACTGGCAAAAAGATTTGTCATGCTGCTTTGAGGCCCGGCATGAGGAGCATGGTCTTGCCTGTGCCGCCGCAGCGCACGACGCACTGGGGGTAGTTTCGCTTGAACCATGGGATGAAGTCTGGGTCGTTCCAGCAACCGGGGAGTTGCCAGTTCCAGAAGTGGTAAATCTGAGCGTCGATGGAGAGAGTCAAAGCGCCTACGCCCTCGATGGAGCGGAGGTCTTGCTTGGCGTGGTCGGCGGCGATGAGGTGTTGGCGGGCGTCGGCTTGGACGGCCTTGGAGTTCCACTGGGCGAGGAGCTCGTTCTTTACGCCCTCGGCCACCTCGCCGGGGATGTCGCTTAACGCTTCTTTGAGTATTTCCATTATTGAAAAGGGGAGCCCCGGTTGCCGGTGGCCTGTCCTGAGACGAGGGGCCACCGGCAAGGGCTGGGGGGCGGGTGTTACGCAGTAGCTGCGAATTTTCCGAGAACCTGCGGGTTCGAGACCGCTACGCCGAAGATGGCGTCGCAGAAGCCACGGCGTCCGCCGCCACGGTCTTCGAGCTCTTCCATGCGAGGTTTGCGATTGAACCCGATGGAAACGAGGTCCATGTCGAGCACATAGCCACGGGCGGCCGAGACGGCTGCTGCCGCGCCATGGGCGAGGTAGGTGGAAACATGAAGGCTCAAAATTCCGAAATCACCTTCATAAATATCAATCGTGTTCACGATTTTTTTGTCCTCAACATTGCTGTTGAAGGCACGGACGCTGGACATGACATTTGTCGAGCCAGTCTGAGTGCGGATGAAGTTTGTAAACGCACGCTTGAGGGCGACGCCGCAAACGAGGTCGTAGTTGCGACGAGCGCGGCGCACGCCGTAGATGCTCTGAAGCACATCGATGACATTGTTCTCGGTGAGAGAAGTAGTGGCAGTCGTGTTGATCGAAGCGGCTGGGGTGCGGAACGCGGCGGGAACGGCGGTGGCTGTATCGGCCTGCGCGGTGGCTTTAATCCATTCGCCGATGCCGCGAGTTTTGTAGGGGTTCGAGCCGGACTGCACTTGGCTGTCGTTGTCGGAGCCCATGATGGCTTCGATGTCGATCTTCAATTCGACGAGGGCCTTGGCAGCCGCCTTGTTGAAGGCTTGCTTTTTGCCAACACCTGCCAAATCAGAGACTTGCTCAACGAGGTCGTCCACTTGGAAGCTGCGGCGGGTCTTTTGAATTCGGCCTGAGAGGAGTTCGCGGTTGGCGTGCTGGTCGTCGAAGGAAGACACATCGTCGTTAGCGAGGACGCCTGCGGTTTGCGGGTCGTTGTAGCGGTCGGCGGGCCACTGGAAGAGCACATTGGCTGGCTCCTTGGCTTTTTTGCACATGGAGAAAAGCGGTGTGTCGCCGGGTTCGATGAGGACCATCGCGTCGGAAAGATCCTCGCGTTGGCCTTTGACTGTAGTGATGGGGGTTGCTGGCATAGTAGTAGTTTGGGGGGATTAGGTTTTAGGGGTTGGTTAGTTGAAAAGTGAGGCGACGAAGTTTTCGGCGGCGTCACGGTTTCCAGACTTCTTCAACGCTTCGAGCGGGTCGGCTTGGGATTTGGTCTTGGGTGCGGCTGAGGGGCTGACAACTTTCGGGGCTACGGCTGGCTTGGCGGCTGCCGGTGCGGCAGGCTTGGCCTTGGCTGTGGCGGCTTTCTTTTGGATGGCCTCGGCTTGCTGGAAGCGGAGGGCTTGTCCACGAATGGCGTCACCGATGATCAGTTCGAGGTTCGGTAGCTTGGCGATGCCGGGATACGCCTGGAGCGTAGCCATCATCATTTGCCTGGCCTGGGATTCTTCTTGGAACAACTCGGGGTAAACCTGCCGGGCTTCTTGCTGGAAACTCTCGCGCTGGGCGAGGTAGTTCCGGCGGGCGGGCTCTGCTTTGAGAATCTGGCGGGCGACTCGCAGGCGTTCTTGAAGTTCGGACTTCGTGAATTTGCGGGTGCTGCCGTCTCCCATAGGCACTTCCACTTCGCCGCCTTCGTAGTCGGCTTTGGCAATGAGATCGGGCACATTGTCGAGCACGGTATTGGCTGCGGCGATGCGGCTTTCGAGGGCTTCGGCGCTGGTCACATCCGCCAATGGGTCGGCTGCATCTTGCAATACAATCGGCTGGGCGCGGGTGAGCGCATCCTTGGCGGCGGCGAGTTCGGCTTGCAGCGTGGTGGCTTGCTCCTCGGCGCTTTTGGCGCGGGCGGTGAGCTTGTCCACTCGCTTGGCGAGCTTCTTGACGGCGGGGGCTTCGGCAGACTCAGGGTCTTCCTCGGCGGCCTCGTCGGCGTCTTCCTCGGTGGCGTCTTCGGGTTGTTCAGTCGAATCGGACGGATCGGACGAGTCCTCGGTGGACTCGGCGGGATCGGCGTCTTCGGGCTGATCTTCTGGGGTGTTGTCAGTAGGGGTCTCATCCGCGACTGCTTCCTGGTCGGCCTCGGGGGCCGCCGGAGTCTCATCAATGGTCGGGAGTTTGACTCCCAGCGCGTCGATGACTTCGCCGATGCTGAATGCTGTTTCTGTCTGTTCCATGGTTTGTGTTGCGTCCAAGTCGCGGTGTCAGAACTAAGGTGGTTGCCAGCACGCACGGGTTCCACGCACTGGCGGCGAGTAGTTCAGCACTCGCTTTGAATCGGAATCTGCCCGTCAATTTTGCAGAGCGGAAGAGGCTGCGGGCGCAACGGGTGCTAACGGGACTAAATGGGCGCTAACGGGGGCTAAAAAGATTTGACCACCGAGGACACAGAGAGCACGGAGAGGGGAAACTTGGCTTACCTATATTCTTATTTGTTTCACCAGGTGAACGCCAGAAAGGGTGAAAACTATTCACCCTTTTTATTTTGGCTTGTGCAAGGGTGAGCGGGTGTGCTAAGGTTGTTTCGTGGTATATGTCATCGGGCGCATTGCTGGCAGGCGTGCGCCCGATTCCTTTTGAGAAAACAAAAACGACTTATTTCTTTGAATCGAATGCCTCGGCGCGGGTGCGCTCGATCTCTTCGCGCAAGGTGCGCAGGGCTTCCAAGCCGCCTGCGCTGTGGGCGAGTAGGCCGGGGTTCTGTGCGGTTTGCGGCATGCAGGTGATCTCGGCGGCGTCTTCTATGGCGTCGGTGATTTTTGCTATGACGCTGCGAAACCAGAGTTCCTCGGGCGGCACGCACCATGCGGCTTGTAGGTCTTCAGCACTCATCAAAAAGGAATGTCAGGAGACTCGGAGAGCGGCACGGCGACTGGCTCTGCGGCTGGCGCGGCTTCGCTTGTCGCTTCGGTTTTCTTTGGCTCGAAGTAGAGCTTGAAATACTTTTCACCGTTGTCGCGGCTTTCGTTCACATACGCGCTGATCCAATACTGGCGGCCTTCGATGGTGCAGGAGCCTTTGTGAGTAGGGTGTGTTTCCTTTTCCTTTTTCTTGTTGCGGGAAAGGCTGCCGTGGTTGTCGGTGCGCTTGGTGCTCATGCGAGTTTTTCGAGATCGGCGGCGCGATACCAGGCGCGGCAGCCGCGTTTGCAGATCGGGCGCAGAATGCCCGAGTCGATGAGTTTCGTGATTTGCTTTGCAGTGACGCCCAGGCGGGCCATGACATCGCGGCGGCGGAGAAGTTTCATGCGAATTTTATTATAGGGTGCGGGTGTCAATAGCAGCCGCCTCCTCGGGTGCGGAGGGATTCTGGGTCCACATATTCGACATCCCTGGCGAGAACGATGTAGCGGAGAACATCGATCCAGTCTTTGGTTGCGCCGTGCTTGCCGTCTTTGCCGGTCCAAGTTTTAAGCGAGTAGATGAGGTTTTTGCACCGCTCGCTGATGTAGAGCTTTGGGGAGTTATCAGACCCAAGCGGTCGCTCTTCGTCAAAGGCGAGCCAATCGTTAATGATGCCGACGCCTTCGGTGATGGCTTTGCCGGAGGTGGCCTTGAAGTCTAAGCCCATACGGTCGTCGCATTGTTCGATGAGGGTGCGAACGCCTTCTTCCGTCATGGTGGGCGTATTGCCGTAGCGAGAATCCATCCAGCGTTCTTCGACCTTTGCGATTTCATCGGCTTTCTCAGCAGCCTCGATGACGGCTTTGTATTCTTTGAAGCCAAACCAGCAGCAGGCTTTTTGTGCGGGACCAGGGCGGCCGTCTTCGAGCTTGCCATCGGCCTCAGCCCACGGGCCGGGGTAGCCGACGCCTTCGATGTATTCCAGTTGGTTTGGCCATTCGCGGTAAATCCAGCAACGGTTGTCTGGAGTGAATCGAATCCACAGCATGGCCCACGCTTTGCCTTCGCCGGGATCGACGAAATGGAAGACGGTTCCCTCCTTGGGAATTTTGTCGTGCGGGACGACATGCACATTCTCGCGGAATTTCGGAAACATCGACATCCTCGCCTTGGTCGGCACGCCGTAGGCACGCATCAAGATTCGCTCGCGGTTGCTGCCGCGTAGCTCGGTCTCCATGGCCTCGGGGTTGCCGTAGGGGTTGTCGGCGGTGTGGAAATAAACGACTCGGGCTTTCTCGCGGGTGCATTGCTGGATGCGGGGAACGGTCTCCAAGCCGATGAGGTTGCCATCGCGGTAGCGCGGCAGGAGCGGGGCGTCGCATTCCTCCAGCGTCTTTGCTCCATCGAGGTATTCTTTGACCGTGGTGGTGTAGCCTTCGACCGGCGTGAAGCCGATGCCGAGCTCGCCGTCTCGGGTGAGCAATCGGAAGCGCAGGGCTTCCAACCAGTCGGGGGTCACCAATTCGTCGGCCCATACAAAATTCAACTCGGCACCTTCAATCGAGGAAACATCCATCGAGTAGAACTTGAACCAACACTGCGAGCCATTCGGCAGCACGAAGCTGTTTTCGGTAAAACCGCCCTTCTGCGAGTAGGTGATATTCGCCACCGCGCCCTTCTTGAGCTTGCCGCTGGCGGAGGGTTTCCATTCTTTCGGCAGATATTCCCACAAATAGGGCTGTTGGTTTTGGATGGAGGCCGCTTCGGTGGATTGCAGGCACCACACCTTCGCGCCCGGCGTGTTCACCAAATGCTGCATTGCCTTCCTCGCAAAGTAACGCGATTTGCCGGAGCGGTTGCCGCCGAGGATAAGCAGCTCCGTGACGCCCTTCGGGAATCTCTCCCGCAGCTCTGCATAAGCCGCATCCGCCCGCTCCCAGGCTGGATTCAGCCAGCCATACCGCCAAGGGTCTTCGACCATGCGGGCGATCTGCTCCTCCCGCTCGCGGTGAATGGCAAGCAACTGCGCCTCGGTGGCGGCGACTTTTTGCCCTTGATACCGAACAACAAACCGCCCATCGGCCAAGCGGCCTTCAACCTCGATGAGCGGGATAACAGGGTTTTGCGTTTGGGGAATCATTTGACCACAGAGGACACAGAGGGCACGGAGGAGGGGGATTCCTTGAGCGCCATTGCTTCATCGAGCATTTCGCTCATCGACATATATTTTTCGTGGTTCCAAAATTTCAGAACCTCGCGCCCACCGGGGTCGGCTTTGTCCACAATAACATCGCCGTGATATTTGGTGAGTGAGCCGGTTGCGTTTAATCTAACAGGCAGTTTAAAAATGGTCATAGTTTGGCGGGTTTTAATTCCTTTTCATAGAAGCTCAACCAGGCAACGGCCTTCCCAGCATCGCCGACATCATCGACCGTGACGCACAGGTCGGAGATAACCCCGGCATCTTGCAGGAGGTTCAGCGCATGGGTGGAGTCGATTCGGCGGTGAGCGATGTAGTCGCGGAGGGAGTTCATTTTGCTGCCTCCCAGTTTTTAAGATTGTATTCATCAAACCATTTTCCGAACGCTTTCCACACCGCCTTGTTTGGGTTCTGGCACTTTCTATCCTCGCCATTCTTCTTGAGCCAAGTCGGGCCAAGGTGTCTGTCGAAGTCGAAACGCCAAACCCGACCATTGACGGTGATCTCGTTGTCAGGCGCATCGCAGACGCTTATGATTGTAGTTGGCGAAATTCTGAGGGAGTTCATTTGGATTTCTTTATTTTTGCCAAATCATCCCGGAGTTCAGATACAACGCCGAATTTGTCGTTCTCAAAATCTATTTCAGCCAACGCAATAGCGCGTTCTGAAATATAAATTAACTCTTTGACTTGAGCCAAAGCCTCATTGCGTTCTTGCTCCAGCCTCGCCAGCTCCTCAGTCGAACGGAGTTCCAATCCGGACAATTTGTCCGCAATTTTGGCTGCATCGGACCGCGCCTCGTCTCGCTCGCGGAGAATTCGCTCGTAGTGGTTGATGGTCATTGTGGCCATATCCCCATTGGCACGATCCATCAGCGCCTGGTCGCGCTCTTCGGCGAGTTTGTTGACTGCCAGCACATGCTCGGTGGCGAGGTCGTCGTATTGCTGCCTTACTTCGTCTCGCTCTCTTAAAGCAATCGAAAGAGGCGTGCCTCCGGCGTGGTTTGTGGCCCCTTCCAGTTGGCAGATGCGCTCTGCTTGCCGTTTAATCTTTTCACGCGCCTCGTCGCGTTCTTTGTAGACCTTTTCAAGCTCACTCACCATCCGGTCGTGGTGTTCGGCCTCTCGCTGCGCGTTGAGTTTGAGAATGTCGCGCTCTGCTCGCGCCTCGTCGCGCTCGGCTATTGCCTTGGTTTTTTCGCCAAAAAATTGGGCGGCATTCATGGATTCATTTCCCCAATGCTCTCGTGCCTCGTCGCGTTCGCGCAAAGCCTCTGCTAATTTACTACTAACTTCCGCTTCACTCTTGCAGTCTTCAGTCGCTACGCAATCGAGATGGTATCTCCCATTTTTCCAAAGCCATAGCTCACGACTCACCGTTTCCAGCTTCTCATTGTCATGGCGCAAGTTTTTCCGCAGCGTGCGGATCACGCTGGTGAGGTTCATATTTTCCTCGATGAGCTTTTCGACTTCCGCTTGGAGTCGCCGGTTTTCGTTTAAAATCTCACTCATAGCTCACTTTCAAAAGTTCGCGCCTTCACGATTAAGCGCCGGGCATTTTCCATGAGGTCGAAGAAAACTTCCTGCTCGCCGATGTCTCGGGTGTATTCCGGTGGTTTGACATAGGTGAGGATGGCGCGGAGGTTGGCGGCCAGCTCGACCGAGAGCTTGCAACAATGTGCAACGCCGGGGTGATCCTGCCACTCGCGGTGACAGGCGGGGCAGGCTATCGCTGAATCGGATACTATTGACATATTTATGGGTGTTGTATGGGGTTAAAGGGTGAATGCGCGTATCCGTCGCGCCCCGGCTCTGAGTCCGTGGTTTGTGGAGACCATTCAGAGGGAGGTCGTTAGTTTTAAGCCATCCGCGCAAATTCCGTTCAGACTGCGGCCTCCTCGCGTGACTCTCACCGACTGGCACTCACGGCTTACCGATTCGCTCATCGCAAAAGACTTAGCTCGATGCGGTGAATCTCGCTCTCGATCTCCGCCAGCATCGACCACTGCTCGCGGTTATAGGTGCCTCGAAACGGAAAATCGCACCGAGAAAATTTGCCGTTCTCAAAGGTAATGATGACTTTACCCAAAGTGTCCGGACACTTTGGGGTGGCCGTGTCTGAGGTGAGTTGGAAATGATATTCCGTGATGCTGCGTGTGGATTTATGGCTAATGGTCATGGTGTTATTCTCGATTTTCTCTAAGTGACGCTGCATCAAAAACCATTGCTTTTACTAATTCAGCAATAAGTAATGGATTGTCTTGGGCATATTTGCGGCCAAAAGTTTCATCAACAATCTGCAATGCAGACAAATAAAAACTTCCTACATCAAAAATAGCCCATTCTTCATCTTCACATAAAACCCTATGTTTTTTATCCATTATTTGTCCTTTCAGTTTGAATTTGAACATTTAGTCCAACAATGCTTGCAATACGGCTTTCAATGTTTTCAACTAATTTAGACTCATCATCTATTAAACAATGATTTACTCCATTTTCAGCTAATGCTTTAGCTATGATTGTTGCAATAGTTGTTTTGCCTGCCGCTGCGTTTCCTTGAATTGTAATCGTAATTTGATTTTTCATGAGTTTGTTATTTGATGTTTATTTTCTGGGGAAAAGTTACTTCTGTCTTTCGTTCTGGTTGTTGCTGTAAGCCTTCTCGGTCACATTTTTGAAAAGCGTGTGCTGGCCGATGAAGTTCATTTTGATCTCCGGCGTCGGGCCGTTTCTTTGTTTTGCAAGGATGAGCAAGGTGTTGTGATCCATCGGCTCATCGTCGGCGTCGGATTTTTTCTTGTTTTTGTCCAGGCGGTGGATGAGGAGCACGGTGTCGGCGT